ATGAAAGAAATAAAGAAATATTGAAAGCTATATCTAAATAACAACAGGAAGCAGGAGACGGGGATCTTTCCTCTCTCCTGCCACACTACAAGGAGGAGATGGCGATGTCTGGAAACGGAGCTCATGACGGGTCCAAATGTGGAGCCAAGAGCAGGAAAGGGACTCCATGCGGACAGGCTGCCGGGTGGGGAACGGATCATCCTGGATCCGGACGGTGCAAGCTGCATGGAGGAGCATCGACTGGACCTAAGACGGAGGAAGGAAAACGGAAAGCAGCGGAAAACTCACTCAAGCATGGAGCCTATTCTGATAAGCTGCTGAATGATCAGGAGAAAGAGATCTATGATCTATTATGGGAGAACACGATCGGCAAGTTTGACCTGGACCGGGACAACGCTCTCCACATGGCAGTATTAAACAGAGCTTGCATCACTTATATAAAATTGCTCAGGCTCGACGAGTGGGAGATGGAAACAAAGTTTGTTATCGCTGGCGAGGAGAAGGATCCGGAGTCTGGAGATCTCAAGCCGAGCTTGATCAATGAGTATGACGAGGACGGGGAGATCGTCCGGAAAAAGTATGGGATCCAGGAGCGGCTCCGATGGGCAAAGGCTCCAAACTGGGAGGGGCATTTTGCAAAACATATGCAGATCCTGGGGCTGGACAAGAGCAAAGAAAACGCTGCTCAGACTGTGGTCGATGCTGTCGGCTGGCTGTGGGGAAATAAATCAGAGGAGTGATGATCTGTGAAACACGTTTATTATGTGATCTATGAGATGTGGAAAGAAGGAAAGTGTCTGGGGAAAGGTTGCTGTGAGATATGGACAAACAAGGAGCCTAAGTCGATGAAAGACATCCAGAACATGGAGCAATCGGTCCGGGACGATCATGGATTCCCTCAAGAGTTTGAGGTCTTGATCCTATCCTGGACCTTTCTCAGAAACGATATCTAAACAGCAGGAGCTTACATCATGACCGATCTTAAAAGGGGAGCTGATCGAGAATGGTGAAAAGATGTCTTGAGTGTGGAGATGTGATCGAGAAGGATCGAAAAAGATCATGGTACTGTCTCAAGTGTTTCCTAAAGCTGCTGAAAGAAAAACTATAGGGGAGATGATCGGAGATGGGGATCAATAAAGAGATACGGGATCGGCTGCTTTGCAGCTGCTCCTTTCCTGGGATGTATATCGGAGCCAGTGGGGTCTTTTGGTGTGAGATGTGCGGAGGGCTGGTCGAGGATCCGACAGCAAAGGAGCTCAAGGGTCCGATCATCGATCAGACCGAGGGAGTGACAATGGGAGTGAGCTGTGAGCATTGTACAGCGATATCTTTCTATGACGGAGAGGAAGCGATGCACACGATCGAGCAGAGGATCTCAGCGATGGGATCCTGGACCTGTCCGAGATGCAGAAGGGGAGCTATTATCGACAAGAGCTGGAGGGGTAAAAAATGATATGGATGAGGATCTTGCTCGGAGTATTCTTCTTTGTGGGATGTATGGCAATCTGGGAGATGTGGGACCGGACCTGGGTCTCCCTCCTTTGCATCCTAGTCGTAACAACAATTAGTTTTGTAAATGGACTTTTAACCGGGAGGGGCAAGTGATTGTGAAACATTATACCGGGTACGATACGTATATATGCAGCTGCTCCGCTGTCGGATACATCCCAGAGGGAGACGATCCAGAGGAGTACGCTTGCCATAAATGCAGAAAGCAAGTCACAAAGGAGAGCATCGTCCAGGGACATAATAAAGAGTATGTGATCAAAGAGGAGGATCTCCAGTGAGAAAGTCACTCAAGTTATATATACTTTGTACGGTGCTGATCTGGGTCTTGACCGCTGTGATCATCATCCTAGAGATCTGGAGCGCTGCTGTCTTGAAACCTGTGACTCCTGCTCCGGAGATCCCAGTGAGTAAGTATCAGCTGGAGGAGCCGAGTGATCATAATGAGTGATCATAAGTGTCTATAATTAGTTACTATATCGAGTGAGGAGTCCGGAGTCCGGGCTCTTTTTATTTTGTACAATAGAGGGAGGGAAAGGGATCTATCATGGATACTATTATCAGTGACTAAGGGGAGAGACTATGGCGAATATCAAAAGCAAGAAGGTCACACGAAAGCAAAAGGTCGACCTCGACTGGATCAATAAGCTGCATCCGGATCAGGACTGGGAGCAGCTGGAGCCGAGGATCAAAAAGCTCCAGGTCAAAAGGGATTTTAGATACTTTGACCGCTATATCCTGGGGCATACGGGAGAGAAGGTCTCCCGGATCTATCAGCTGAAAGGAGCCGCTCCTCTGATCTATCTCCAGAGAGAGAAGCTCCAGAGGGAGATCGAGTCATGGATGAGGAAAGAGGGATCTTTCTCCGAGGAGGAGATCGTCTGCTGGAGTATCCCTCGTTTTGAGTGGAAAGAGGAGAGGATCACTCCGGAGCAGGAGATCGTCCTGGAGGAGTGGAGAGAAAAATATAAGATCCTGGATCGTACAGACTGGACCGAGGGGATCACGATCGGGGAGCAGGAGCGGAAAAAGCTCGATAAGTATAGACAGGTTGCCATCTTACAGCCCAGGCAAACAGGAAAGTCCGAGGTCGTGGTCCGAGTTAATGCCTATATTATCACAACGGTTCATAACTTCGACTCGGCTGTCTTTGCTCCGACCGAGGATCAAGCAAAGGACTTTATTTTCCAGCGGACGAGAGACTATATCGAGGAAAATCCTTTTTATAAGGGTCGTTTCAAGACTCTCAATGCTCTGGACATGACTCTCTCTCCTGCTCCGCTGGCGAGCGGCTCCTCGTTTGTGGCTGGATCAGCATCTCCAGGAGCAAACATCGAGGGGGATTCCCTGGACTGGGCTATCATTGACGAGTCCCAGGATGTGACGGACTTTAAGATCCGGAAGTCCATCAAGTTTATGATGGCGGCAAAGAAGGGGAGCATGATCAAGATCGGGACCGTCAATACCGTTAAGGGGCATTTTTGGGAGTCCACAACGAAAAAAGGATCCCGTTTCTGGCATCAAGTTATTATCTATCCGGATGTATGTGCTGCCACAAATGAATGGTGGAGAGAGTTCATCGAGAACGTGATCGAGGAGGACGGTCGCTGGAGTGATACGGTCCGTATGTCTGTATTCCTGGAGTGGCTGCTGTCGCTGGGTATGTTCATGACGGAAGAACAATGGGACAGTATGCAAAGGGAGGACCTAAACTGGGTACACTATGACAAGACCGGGCTCCAGTTTGCTGCTGTCGATGTGGCGAAAAGTCGAGATGAGACTGTCGTCATGGTCGGCAAGATCGATCCGACGAGGGTCATCGCTGGGAGACATCCGGTCCGGATCCTTAATATCAAGACTCTCCCAGGGATCGACTACGACTCCCAGTATGAGGAGATCAAGTCCTGGCTGGATCAAAACTATCGGATCGCTGCCATCGGGGTCGATGATACTGGAGGGAGGGGAGGTCTAGCTGATCGCTTTGCAAAGACATCGATGAGGGTCGACGCTTTCACCTATACACGACCGGGGAAAAGTGAATGGTACACGAATTTACAGACGATGGTCAACGCTCATTATACAGCCTATAAAGAGGGCAGGACATACGACCTCCTGATCGAGATCCCAGGATCCGAGGAAGCTCAAAAGGAAAAGATCTGGAGAGATTTCTGCCAGCAGATGCTCGACTTGCAACGTGAGTTTAAAGATAAATACATGGTTGTGCATCATCCAGCGATCGAGGGAGCTAGAGACGACTATCCAGATACGCTCATGATGCTGGCATGGATGGCGAGTCGAGTCATGACCTCGATCGATGAGATGCTGGAAGCTGTCGAGGAGATCACTGAGACCAGGATGGATAAACTGGATTGGAACGAGGATATTGACGGACAGCAGCGGAACGCTCAGAGGACAGAGAGACGGAGCAGGAGAGCAGCTGAGGGAGATGACGAGCTCTCTGAGATCATGAGATCCTCGACTGATCTGGATTCTATATTTTAGAAAGGAGGTGATCGAGTGTGGACGAGGTTACGGTGGGAGCTTTTTTTGAGTCGGTTGTGGCTATATCGCTGTGTGCTTTCGGTTTTTTCGTTCTTATGGGGTTATAGATCAAGGAGGTGATATGATGAGAACAAGACACAAAGGAGAGCAGGAGGATACAATCCTGGCATGGATGGTCGGGATCCTGGGGGCTGTCATCCTGCTCCATTGGTTTTAGTATGACCGACAACAGATAAAAACAAACAGAGGGAGAGGGGAAACAATGGCAAGAGCAGCACAGTACATCATGAACGAGATCCAGACCTTTGCTGAGGTCCAGGACAATAAAAAGGTAGCGGCTCCGGACTTTTCCGAGCTAGGATCACGAGGAGACGATCTGGAGATCGGCAGCTCCGGGATCCTGGAGGACACATCGGAGATCACTCTGGACACACTGAGAAAGATGAGATTTGATCCACAAGTCAAGGCTTGCTTGTTAGTGCTCAAGCTGCCGATCCTGCAAGTGGATTGGAGTCTCCAGGCAAAGACCGAGGAGGGGAAACAAATCGCTGCATGGTGTGAGTCGATGCTGTCCGAGTACATGGACGACTCGATCGAATACTATACGAGGGAGATCCTCACAGCGCTCGATTTTGGTCGATCCATCACTGAGAAGGTCTGGCAGCTGAAAGAGGTCCCGGTCGATCCGGATAATCCAGAGAGCAGCAAGACAGAGGAGAGGATCATCCCTCTCAAGCTCAAGACCTACGATCCGAGAAACATCCGGATCCAGCTAGATCCTGAGACTCTCAAACTCACAGGAGCGGTCCAGGTCGTGAAAAATAAAGAGGTCCCGATCCCAGCAGAAAAGCTCATGATCTATTCTCATGAGAAAGAGTTCGGGAATTATAACGGGGAATCAGCTCTCCGGGCTGCTTATAAACCCTGGATGATCAAGGAATTTTTACAACGTTTCTGGAATATCGCTCTTGAGCGGTTCGGGACTCCGTTATCGACTATGAACGTACCACAGGGAGGATCACTCAAGAAAGCGATCTCTCTAATGGACATGGTGAAAACAAAGTCTGGGATCCCTCTCCCGGAAGGATATGAGATGGAGATCCATAATCTTGCCAATACGGGAATGAGTTTTAAGGATGCTATTGAATACCAGGACGTACAGATCGCAAGGGCGATGCTCATCCCGGACTTAGTTTTCGCCAACAGTGGGACCGGAGCCTATTCTCTTTCTAAGACTCACGAGGGATTCTTTGAAATGAGACTAAACGGGATCACTCAGGAGGTCGGGGATCTATACAGTAAATACTTGATCAAGCAGCTGGTCCAATACAATTATGGAGAGGTCCGAGAGTATCCTGCTTTTAAGTTTGCCAATGTGGGACAAGAGGACTTGACGATGTTAGGGAACGTGATCAAGCAGATGATCGACGGATCTGTCATCGCTCCGAGTGAGTCCTGGATCCGAGAAAGACTCGGTTTCCCTAGTCCGGATGATGATGCTCAGGAGTATCTTGACAAAAAGAAAGAGGTCGTGATGTCTGGGATGGAGAACATCCAGAAAGCGAATAGCGCTCTACAGCAGCAGAAGCAGGAGGAGGATCCGAAACAGGTCGGGACCGATCCGAAAGCAAAGGACAATAAGGATGTAAAGAAAGAAGGACAGCAGCAACAGAAAAAAGTCGTGAAAAATAGCGACGACTATTATGAGGACCTGAGAGCAGCTGTCCGAGGTCTTTTCGTGATCGGAGAGTGATCCTGCCATGTTAACGAGAAAGCAGCTCCTAGCTCTGGATAATATGTCTTTGATCATGAAAGCGTCCCAGGATGGGCTCAAGGTATTCCCGGAGGATCTGATCGTCAACTATGCCGAGATAGATCTGGAGCTTAATAGATTGGAAAAGGACTTTGCTGAAAAGCTGTCGGTCCGGATGCTGGAGATCCTGCTCCAGTATGCGAAAGATCTCCAGGAGAACGAAAAGAAAACAGGAGAGGAGAGCGGTCTTGCTGCCGCTTTCTCTGCTTTATTTATGGATTTTATCCGGGATGTGTGGGCATACGGTCAAGGGACCGCTGATCAGGAGCTCTCCAGGATCGAGCAATTTGCCGAGAGACCGGATCTCACTAATAATGACGCTTTCGAGTGGTATCAGCTATACAGCAAAGCGCTCGGCAAGCATCAAGAGACCGCTGTGTTTCACTATATGCAGCCGCTTATCTTGGAACATCTCGACGCTGGGACGGTCCGGACTGGACTTGCTGATGATCTAGCTGCCAGCTTTGCTCAGTATGGTCCGGTACGGGCTGCCATCATAGCGAGGACCGAGAGCAACAAAGCGTTTAACTGGGGGAGGAGGTATCGATTTGATAAATCGCAAGCAATCGCTGGATACAGATACAGCGCCATTCTGGACGAAAGAACGACGGAAATTTGTCGGGCATTGCATGGTCATTCTTGGACGATCGACGATCCGGAGCTTGATGCTGTTACACCTTGTAACCATTATCAATGCAGGTCTATCTTGGTTCCAATTAGTAAATATGTTTCTCACACTTGGAGCGCTCCTGCTGCTGGATGGGAAAAAAACCTACCGGATAAGGATCGGGAGGTCTTTGATCGTTTCCGAGATTCGTCTTTTTATCCGAAAGCGGAGTCTGTAAAGGCTGGGAAAACTCCGACGATGGCAGCTCCTAAAAAGCAAGCGGCTCCTCCTGCTCCTAAGAAGAAAAAGAAAGATCCAGCTCCTGCTCCGATCCTGGATGCAAAAGGACCGGACGATCCGAGAGCTGCCGCTGATCAGCTGCTCCGCTTTTCTCATGAGCAGACGATCCGGGAAATCCAGGGATTCATCGATCATAATGTCAAGAATAACGGAGCCAGCAAGGATCATCCGGTCCTAAAGCTGGCGGCTGCTCATATAGATAACATTAAAAACGGTGTCTATGATGGCAAGATGATCACTGGGGATTATAACTCCAGGTCTAAAAAGTACGAGATCTATGAGTATACAAGGATGAACAATATTTTCTGGCGAGTGAAATCCAGCAACATCACAGCAGCGGAGAAAAGACGGATGCTCGATGAGATCCAGGAGATCTCCCTGGATCCTCTGTTTTCTGGTGTTAAGATAGATCTAATAAAGTCCAAAACAGTTTATGGATCCTATAACGTAGGGACCGACATCCTGAGATATACTCCGGAAGCATCACAAAGTATCAAGCGTTCCCAGGTCGAGGGAGGTCATCTCGGCACGTTATGGCATGAGATCGGACATCGAGTACATGGAACAAAAGCGGTCTATCCTAATGTGAATAGTGCATACATGGAGGAGCTGGCTGCTCTGGATCTGGCGATGTCGGACGATCTCTGGAAAGAGTGGGAGCAGATCACAGACTCTTTCTGGGAGACATCGTTCACCAAAAAAGGATCTCAGCTGCTCCCGGCTGATCTGTATGATCGATACGATTATCCGATCAATGCTCAGTATTACTATGACAAGGGAACGAAAGCGAATTTTTACAGAGAGATGTTTGCAGAAACATCCTCCGTTTACCTGGAGGGAAATCTGGATGAGATCAGCAAAGTCTCCCGGACTTATCCTGGAATACTGGACTTTATGGAGAGACTATACAAGAGAGGGATGATCAAGGGTGGAGATTAACAGAGAACGAGCAAAGCAGCTCCTGGAGTCCGGGATCGGTTTAAATCATTATGTCATCGTGCTCGGATTGACAGAGACCTGGGAGATCGAGGAGCTGGAGGATCCGGTCCAGGATTTCAAGGAGAGAGTCCTGCTCCTTAATAAAGAGCAAGTGCTCCCGGAGGTCCTGGCTCCGTACTGTGACCGCTATCGTGTGGAGTACAACAAGCCAGAGATCATCGGCATCGGAGATCCTGGTCTGGATATCTAAAAAGGGAAAGGGGATCGTGACGGTCCTCTTTTTTTCGTGTACAATCTATAAATATTCTAAAAACCTTGACGGGCAGCAATAGACGAGAGAAAGGTGGTGAACAACATCTCCGTATTAAGTGTTCGTAAACCATTATGTTTTTCGGAAGCATCACAAAACGTTATACATTTTTTTAACCGTTTCGCTGAGGTCATAGACTCAAGCACATCCGATGTCGAGAAGCTCCAGGGATGGATCATAAAAAACGTGGAAGTGTTTAAGGCTGGGACTTATAGGGGAGTCACATACTCAGAGGATGACCTCCAGCAGATGGTCGATAATTTCAAAAAGCTCAAAGGTGACGGTCTTTTCGATCCAGTTTTCAAAAAGAATCACAGCGAATTGGTCGAGGATCAAGTCGGCTGGATCCTGGATGTCAAACGAGAGGGAGAGATCCTGCTTGCTGATATCCATTTAACAGACTGGTACTCGATGGAAAAGATCCGAGAGGGAACCTGGAAGAATCTCAGCTCTGAGATCTATCCTCCAGAGTTATCCGTCGAGGAGTTCGGCATCGATGGGTATGTTTTACGAGGAGTAGCGATCGTTTCGGTCCCGAAAGTGAAGGGCTTGAAAGGTCTTATTCTAAACAGTGAAATACTAGAAAACAATCAAGGAGGTAATATCGTGGACAAAGCTCAACTATTAGCTATGTTAGCAAAGCTAGGCATTAATTTTTCCGAGGAGCAAGCGGAAGCTCTAACGATCGAACAACTAGAATCAGCGTTGACCGCTAAGTTTGCAGAGATCAAAGCTCCAGCGGCTGCTCCAGCGGTTCCAGCTCAATTCTCAGAAGGTCAATTCGTTGTTATGAAGCAGGAGGACATCATCGCTCTGGCTCAAAAGATCAACGAAAAGGACAAGTCACAGATCGATCTTTTTGCTGAGGTCCAATCTTTAAAAGCTGAGTCCAAAAAGGACAAGATCGAGCGACAAGTCTCCGCTCTTGTAACAGCTGGCAAAGTGACTCCTGGCGAAAAGGCTGAGGTGCTTGCTTTCGCTGAAGGTCTGGAAGGTGAAACTTTAACTAAGTTCATCGGCACACTTGAGAAACGTACTCCAGTCGTGACTTTCGGAGAAAACGGATCTCAGACTCCTGGCAACAGTGAGGACGAGGAAGCAAAGCAAGCTCTAGCTTTATTTAACGAGCGCTACAAAACTAAAACATACTAAGAGTCTAAGAGACTAAAAGGAGGAGAAACAAATGGCAGGAAATCCAATGATCGTAAGACATGAAGCTCATACAGGTCTTACAGCAACGTACTCAGCAGCTGCATCAAAAGGAGCAGCTATGAAAGTAACAGGAGTAAAGACTGTAGGTCCTACAGCGGCAGGATCAGACATCGCCATCGGTGTCTCTCATCATGACATCACATCCCAGGACATCACAGACGGTAACAAGGGTACTATTCGCTTAAAAGGCGATATGATCCCGATGACTTGTTCTGCTGCTGTCACAGCTGGAGCAAAGCTGGAGATCGGTGCATCCGGTAAAGTTGTGACTCAATCCACAGGAGCTTTATTCGGTATTGCTTGGACTACGACAACAGCAGCAGATCAAGAGATCCTTGTGATCGTACTCTAATAATTAAACAAACAGGAGGGGAAAAACTATGGCAAGTGGTGTACTTACAGGTACTTCTATGATCAAGAAAGCCTTTATTGAAGCTCGTATTCTTGAGTTGACTGAGGGCTACAAAGTAACAGATGCAGTGTTCGCAACAGAAAATACGGATGCTCTAGCAATCACTTATGAGGATCCAGCGACTCAGGTCCCATCGGCTGAGAGTGATGTGGCAGAACGTAACGAGTTCGGTCAATATCCTCGTATCGGCATGGGAACAGCTGAAAAGACAGCGATGATCAAGGACTACGGTCTGGAAATCTTGCTTTCTTACAATGCAGTAACAAAGAACCAAATTGCATCCATTAACCGAGCATACACAAAACTGGGTAACTCCCTAGTACGCTTTGTGGATCAGGCTGGTCTTAAAACGTTGACTGATAACTATAACGCAAGCTCTACGAAAGTAAATACGCAAGCGGCTGGAGCAGCTTGGTCCTCTGGGTCTGCTGATCCTTTCAAGGACTTAATGCTGGCAAAGGCGAAAGTAAACAGCCAGGATAACCAATACGCTGCAAACGTGGCGCTGGTACATCCGGATGATTTAACAAACGCTATGCTTGTTACTTCTTTCCGTCAAGCTGTGGATACAGACCTGGCTCCAGAGGAGAAAATCCTCAAGTCTGGCTTGATTCATGGGAAAATCGCTGGCTTGATCTTAGTGGAAGCACGAAACATCACTAAGGGTAATATCTGGGTTGGTGAGACGAACATGGTCGGCAGCCGATTCCAAAACACTAACGGGATCGAGACTGATCAATACCGTACATCACAAGCTAAGAAAGCGGACTATGTGGTATCTGCTTTCCGAGAATTTACGGATGTGCTTACAGATCCAAAGGCTGGGACTTTATTGTCCGGTGTATAATGAAACACAAAAGGGATCCGATTCTTTTCCGGGTCCCTTTTTTTAGATAGGGAGGGAAAACCATGTATAAATTATTATGTGATGTATCCAATGTGAACCTTTCAAAAGAATACGGTCATAACATTCCGAGAGGTGAGATCCTGGATCTCCCAGAGGAAGCGGCTGAGAGGTTGGTCCGGATCGGTGCTGCTATCGCTGTAGTGATCGGGATCGATCCAGCTGCTCCAGATGAGGATCAGAAACAAGATCCAGCTCCTCCAGACTACGATCCAGAGTTATTGATCAAAGATCTCCCGGATGACCTGGAGCAGCTGAAAGATATTGCTAGCCAGCATGATATCCAGTTTGCAGCAAACATCGGAGCCGCTACTCTCAAGGAACGTATTGAAACCTTTTTAAGAGGAGAGTGATCCCATGTATGGATCAGTAAACGGAGTAAAGGACAACTTGCCGAGATTTGCAAAATACATCCGACCGGATGCCGAGGTCACGAACGATCTCGATATCAAACAGACCACAGTCGAGCGCTTTCTCACTGAGTTCTCCTCACAAGTCGACGCTGCTATCTCTGGACAGTATTCAGTCCCTTTGTCTAATCCTCCGGATGTGATAAACAGTATTGTAAACGGGCTTGCATCCTATAAGCTGGCGAGACAATTCTGGACCAACATCTCGAACGAGGAAAACGTCTCGATCTCAGCTCTCCGGAAAGATGCAAAGGAGATCCTGGACTCGATCGTCTCCGGGTCATACATACTCCCAGGGATCGAGAGGGTCGGAGTCGATACCGATGAGCTGGATGAGATCCTCCAGGGTCTGGACTCTGAGGAATTTTTCTCGATGGAGGATCCTGCATCATGGCAAGACAAACTTTAACTATTACGCTGGATCATGGAGATGTCGCAAAGCTGGAGCAGCTGCTCCAGCATATCGAGAGCGGTCTCCAGGATATGAGTCCCATGTGGCAAGCGATCGAGATGCACATGATCGACTCTCTGATCCAAAACTTTGAGAGTGAAGGTCGACCGACTCCCTGGGAGCCGCTGGCAGACTGGACGATCCAGGCAAAGGGATCCAGCGCTATCTTGCAAGATACAGGAGCGCTCAAGGCATCGATCAACGCTCAGAATACTGAGATGAGACCGGACTCCCTGGAGCTGTGGGCAGGAGAAGCACATGGACTATTTCATCAGTATGTCGAGATGGAGCCGAGCGCTCAGTTTGGCATATTGAATAAGAATCGTAAACATCCCATGCCGATGCGTCCCTTCATACTTTTTCAAGACGAGGATCGAGACAAGATCGAGGAAATCGCAAGCAATTATATAAACGATTTAATAAACGGGGGGTGATGTCATGTATCGAGCGATATGCAAATATATAAAGGACTACCTCCCGAAAGTGATCACTGTGGAGCCGATTCAAAGCGGCTACCTGGGCGATTATCCAAACATCGATTTGAGGATCCCAGCGATCCTCCTGGAGCCGAAAACGGACCGGAGATCTCCGAGCTCTAACGTGTGGAATAACGGAGATTATCTGATCAAGCTCTGGGTCATGGTCCCGATCGATCGCTCTTATGAGGAGAGTATGGATCGAGCTGAGGATCTCCTGGCTGCTGCCGATGATCAGTGGTCCGACATGATGGGAGAGGGGCTCCTGGAGCCAGCCCAGCCCAACGGACTATACTCAGCGCTGAACGGACTCAAGAAGCTGGACGAGTTCGCCAGCCTATCCGGATCTTTCGGGGGAGTCCAGTGGAGGGTCCGAGATACAGTCCTAAACTATAACAACACGACTTTTTCGGTGAGCCAGAGAGCGTCACAACGTATAAACATTACTCAGATTGATCTTACAATCCATTTAAAGATCAGAGTATAAGGAGGAGATCCAGATGGCGAAAGAACGAAAACAGATCACGATCCGTTATATCGGGGAGTTCCCGGAGGTCGAGGTCCCAGCTTTCACAGGAGAAACATCTCGTTTTCTCAAGGATGAGCCGATCACTTTCCAGGATCCGGTCAATATTGTGATTGCTGAAAATCTTATAAAAATTCATAACTATTTTGAGGAGGTAAAGTGATATGACAGTAGCGGCAGGATATGTCGGTTTAAAGAAAGAAACAACGTTCGGGACAGCTGCCACAGTGGATACTTTCGTCCCTGTGAAAAGTATGGAAGCGACTCAGGATCCTCAAAACTACTACCCAGAAGTGATCCGAGGAACACGAGGAAAAGCAAAAGGCATCGGTATGGGTATTAAAAATGAGATGTCCCTGGAGATGGATGCCGAGCCGCAAAGCATCGGGCATTTATTACTTGCAGCGCTGGGATCTGTGTCGACAGCTCCAAACGCTCCAGTAACTGGGGCATACACTCACACTTTCCTCCCAGGAAATACGCTCCCGTCCTTTACGTTTGAGCGTAACGACACAGTGATGACGAAAACAATCGCTGGAGCGAAAGCTGATACATTAACACTGTCTATGGAAGCAGGAGGAGACGGATCCCTTGTCGCAAGTGTGGACTGGATCGCTCAGTCATTGGTCGACAAAGCATCAGCATCCGTCCCATCGTATGCCGATCGTGATCCGTTCGTTTTCCACAAAGTCACAGTGACAAAAGGCGGCAGCACAAACGAAAACATCAAGTCCCTGGAGATCGAGATCGCAAACAATCTCAAAGATGATCAATACACTTTGAGAACATCCCGAAACGTGGCAAGCATCGAGGAGGGAGCGAGAGAGGTCACTTTGTCGATCGAGATGCTTTTCAAAAATAAAGCGGAGTATCAATCTTTTATCGATGGATCCACAGATTCTTTCGTCATCTCTTTCGAGGGTAATATTTTCACAGGCACAACAAAGGACAAGCTGGATATCACGATCCCAAAAGTCCTATATGATAGCTTTGAGGTCCCTATGGGTGGACCGGACGAGGAAGTCCTTGCATCCCTGGAAGGTACAGCGCTGATCGATACTGGCATCGGTGGAGAGATCAAAGCGGTCCTGATCAATGGAGTGACATCATACTAAACTAAAACTATGCTAAACTAGCTATAGAAACGAAAAAGGGAGAGATGATCAATGTGGGTTTTTCAATCTAAACGACCAACGAAAAGAATCGAGTCCGATGATAAAAAGTTTTATATCGTGATCCAGCAACTATCTCAGGGGGATCGAGATGACATCCAGGACATCCTTGCGTCTATGGATATCGTAGGCAAGGACGAGAAGCAGCTGGCGAAAATGAACCTCGGCAAGATGAAAGCCTTTCAACGCAAGGCATCCATCGTCGAGTGGAATCTTGTCGATGAAAATGGAGCTCAGGTCCCATTGAACGACGAGAATTTACGAAACCTCCCTCCGGGTCTGGCAGAATTGATCGATGAAGCGATCGACGAGCTTAATCCGAGCAATCTATCCGATAGTAAAAAAAAATAATCCGAGATGCTGTCTGGGCAATCTGTGACGGAAAAAGTCCGGAGCGGCTGCCGAGGGAGGTCCAGTATTATTTTCTATGTAAAGAGTTCAAAAGTCTCCCTCGTATGGGTGGTATCTTGGATCAAGATCCTCTCATACTGGAGACTTTTGTTTTATGTATGAATACTGAGGGGGAGTATTCAAAGTACAAAGAAGCAAAAGACAAGCAGAAACAAGAGATGGAGAACAAACGAAAAAAGAGAGGGAAAAGGTGATCTGGCATCCTTCTAAATGAGAGGAGGTCGGGAAAGTGGCAAGTGAAAGAGAATTGAATTTACTTATTCGTGCTAGGGATGAAGCGACTCGGACGCTGAAAGATCTCCAGAAAGCTCTCGATGATGTCGAGCGGCATACTGGATCAGTGGCAAGAGCATCCAATCAGATGAGCACAGCAGCCCGACAGATGGCGAACATCAACAGGGCAGCGTCTCGACAGATGCAACAATCATGGAAGGATCTTGCAGACGCTTCCTCTAGTTACGGAAAAGATACAAAGGGATTGCTCCGGGACATCGATGCTCTGGGGGCAGAGCATAAGAGAATCATGGACGACATGATCAACAATGATCATCATCTCAGGTCCTCCATGTTCCAGACAATCGGCATGATGCAAGCCGCAACAAACTGGAGCCAGGACAGCGCAAAAAGCATACAGCGGAGTGCTGGGGCTCTTAGGCTTATGGATCGGGGATTTTTATCGATCAGCAACAGACTGGAGAACATCGCAAAGTCCGGGAACGTGGCGAGGGTTGCTCTGGAGGAGCTCGGTCCAACAGCAAGTAACAAGGACCTTTTAAAACTCATGACTCACATTAACAGGATGATCCCAGGGGTCCAGATGCTACAGATCGGAGCCGCTATCGTGACAGCTGCCGAGGTTGCCGTCCTGGTCAAGCTCTCGAACATCGTGGACGGGCGACTCATCCCAGCTTTTAAAGAGTTTAAATCGGTATGGCTGGAAGCTCTCACACCTTTCATCAGGGTCGTGACGGACTGTTTCCTGGCTGTCCTTAATTTCGGGACCGCTGTCGGGAGACTGGCGAGGACTTTCTCTCAGACTCATCCTCTACTTAGCAATATGCTGTGGGGATTTCTTGCTTTGATCCCTCCGCTCACTTTGCTCCTGGCTCCGCTGGCGTTGGGTCTGGCGTTGTGGCGAAACTACCGGGTCATGTTTGCGGCTGTGTTTAATTTGATCAAGCCCGTCGTCGTCGCCTTTTTTAGTGTGATCGGGACGATTATGGCTGTAGCTGCTGCCATCGTTGCCTTGATCGCTATCTGGAAACAGATGATGGCAAACAGCGCACAGCTCCGGGAAGCGGTCCGAGGACTAGGAGAAGCATTTTCAAAACTGGGTGAAGCGTTCGGCAAGCTATTCGGTCCGATCATCCAGAAAGCAGTATCAGCAGTTGTCGGTTTCTTGCAAGCGATGACTGGAGTCAAAACGATGTCGGAGTTTTGGGCAAAGATGGGAGACGGGATGGCTGTCGTGATCAATGCGATCACAGCCGGGGTCAATGCTTTGACTCGGATCGTCTCTGGAGACTTTTCTCAGGTCCAGTCTGGAGTCCAGGCTCTCGGAAATATTTTTTCCTCGATCGGACAAAAAATCTCGGCAAGTCTGCCGGGAATTATTGCCGGGATCCAGGGATTTATCTCCGGGATGGTCTCATCGATCCAGGCAAATCTCCCGGCTGTCCTAGCTGGTTTTCAATCGATGATAACTGGAATTGTTTCGTTCTTGAGCTCAAATCTCCCACAGATGATCCAGAGTGGATCTCAGATGATCGGAGGATTTTTGATGGGTCTGATCCAGGCTCTCCCTCAGATCATAGGCTCGGTTATGCAGATCAGAAATACAATTATTATGGGATTGCTCCAGGCTCTCCCACAACTTATCCAGATGGGA